GAGGTCAACTATCCAGACAACCCCTGGTTCCCCGCCACACTTGAGGACCAGCGCCAAGAGGACCGGCGCCGCCTTGACCCCGCCACCTACGCTCACATCTGGGAAGGCGCTTATTTGCAGAACAGCGACGCCCAGGTGCTGCACGGAAAGTACCGAATCGCGGAGTTCGAGCCCAAGTCGGACTGGCACGGACCATACTATGGGCTTGATTTCGGCTTTTCACAGGACCCTACGGCGGCGGTCAAGTGCTGGATCTCGGATGATACACTCTATGTCGAGCACGAGGCGCACAGAGTCAGGCTGGAGCTGGACGATACTGCGGCCTATGTCACTGAGCGCGTGCCGGGCATCGAGCGCCACGACTGCCGCGCAGACAGCGTGCGCCCAGAGTCCATCAGCTACCTTCGGCGGCACGGTCTGCCTCGCGTCAAGCCGGTCAAGAAATGGGCCGGCAGCGTCGAGGACGGCATCCAGCACCTGCGCAGCTATCGCGAGATCGTGATCCACCCCCGGTGCGTCGAGACCGCCCGAGAGGCGCGCATGTATTCGCACAAGGTTGACCGCCTGAGCGGGGACGTGCTAACAGACGTGGTTGATGCGTATAATCACCATATTGACGCAATCCGCTATGCGCTGGAGCCGATGATGCGCAGGGCAGGGGCCCCGAAAATCAGGAGACTGTAACCATGTTCGAGCGCCTGAAATCGCTGCTGAAGAAACAGTCGCGCTCGGGAGGCGTGATATTTTCGGGCACGCGGCAGGCGCAGTGGATGAGGCGGAGATACAAGGAGTTTGCGGAAGAGGGATACCGCAGAAACGTGGTCGCCTATATGGCGATCAACAAGGTCAGCAGGGCTGCTGCCGCGATCCCCCTGACGCTATTCCGCGGAAACAAAGAGATCGTAGACCATCCATTGCTCAGGCTTCTCCAGCGCCCAAACCCCATGCAGTCCGGCAGCGAATACATGCAGGCCTTGGTGGGGTTTTTCTTGATCTCGGGCAACGCCTATATCGAGCGCACGATGGTCAACGGTGTGCCGCGCGAGCTGTACACGCTGCGGCCGGACCGGATGAAGGTGGTGCCCGGCCCGATGGGCCTGCCGCGCGGGTACACGTACACAGTGGGCCAGGACAGCGTGAGCTGGGATTCTGACCCCATGACGGGCGAGTCAGATATCAGACACCTGCGGGCCTTCAATCCGCTGGATGACTGGTACGGCATGAGCCCCATAGAGGCCGGCGCGTTTGCGGTGGACCAGCACAACGAGTCGATGCAGTGGATGCAGGCACTTCTGCAAAACGGCGCGGCGCCAAGCGGGGCTCTTGAATACACAAAGGAAGGACAGCTTGGGGATGATGAATACGCGCGGCTCAAGGCCGAGATAGACGAGCAATACAGCGGATCTCGCAATGCAGGGCGCCCCCTGCTGCTTGAGGGCGGCATGACCTGGCGGCAGATGGGGTTTAGCCCAGACCAGATGGCCGCGCTGGAAAGTCGCTATGCCTCGGCGCGCGATATCGCTTTGGCGTTTGGGGTATCGCCCCTGCTGCTCAACATTCCCGGCGATTCGACGTACTCTAATTATCGAGAAGCGCGCCTAGCGCTGTACGAGGAGACCGTGCTGCCGCTGATGGACTCTGTTTGCGACGAACTCAACGCCTGGCTGGCCCCGGCGTTCGGCGACCGCTTGCGTATTGGCATGGACGTCGACAGTATCCCGGCAATCGCCGAAAAGCGGCGCGAGATGTGGGCCATGGCCGACAGGTCGCAAGACCTGACAATCAATGAGCGGCGAGAAATCAAGGGATACGAGGCCATCTCAGGCGGCGACGAAGTGTTGGTGCCAGCCAACCTGCTACCGTTAGGCGAGCCGCTTGACGTGCCGTCAGGGCCAGATGAGATTGACAGCGCGCTGGGTCCGGGCGACCTGAAGGCTATTGCGTACGGGGACGGCAAGTAATGCCTCGTCGCCTGCAGGGGTCAGATCGCAGGCGCGAGCTGGCCATTCAGGTCGCCGCGCAGGCGCGCATCTCGGCAGGATTCGAGCGGTCCATGCGGCGCGAGATTTCCGGCACCATGCGGGCCATGATCGACCGATGGGAGCGATCCGGCAATGTGCCTCATGTCGACGAGCACACCGCGCGGGTCCAGCGGCTGCTGATGTCCGACTGGTCATCAGCGACCGAGTGGGCAGCGGGCAGGATGCTGGAGCTTGTCGGCAAGGGCGGCCGCGCTCCGGCAGAGCGCAAGGCCGAGGGGCAACCGCTGTTCGAGCGGATCGCGCAAGACTACCTGATCGCGTTCGGCGGTGAGAAGATACAGCAGATCACCACCACCACCCAGACCCAGATCATCCGCCAGATACGCGCCGGGCAGGAGGAGGGGCTGGGCACGCAAGAGATCGCCCGGCTGGTGCGGGGTCGGGTCGGCCCGCTTTCCGCCTACAGGTCTGCTGTCATCGCCCGCACCGAGACGCACAGCGCGGCCGGCTTTGCGACGCAGCGCGCGGCGGAAGAGACGGGCATCGAGATGCTGAAGGAGTGGATCAGCGCAGAGGATGCCCGCACCAGAGAGGATCACGCAGCAGCCGATGGGCAGACCGTCCCGCTTTCCGAGTCATTCGAGGTCGGGGCGGACATCTTGGCCTATCCCGGCGACCCAAGTGCGAGCGCAGAGCAGACCATCCAATGCCGTTGCGTTCAGGGCCATTTGGTGATATGAGCTGCCTGTGCGATAATAGGGCCAAAGCCACCGAGGGCAAAGAGTATGGCTGATCGTTTTGCGTTCGCACCCATGGTGCTAAAGACCCTTGACGAGGGCGGCTCATTCTCCGGCTACGCATCTGTATTTGGCGTGCAGGACTANGACGGAGACGTGATAGTGCGNGGGGCGTTTCGGCGCAGCATCGAAAAGGCGCGCGAGTCAGGAAAATATCCAAAGATGCTNTGGCAGCATCGCCCGGACATGATCTGCGGCCGCTGGACCGAGATGTCCGAGGATGACCATGGCCTGATGGTCAGGGGCCAGTGTATCCTCGAAGTCGATGAAGGCCGCAAGGCTTACGCGCTGCTGAAGGCTGGCGTCCTAGACGGGCTATCTGTTGGGTTCAACATCACTGAACGCGGAAGCGGTCGCGTGATCGAGCAGGCGGATCTCTGGGAGGTGTCGCTAGTGACATGGGGCGCAAACCCCGAGGCGCTGGTAACGCAGGTCAAAGCCCGCAAGTCTGCGCGAGATTTCGAGCTGTTCCTGAGAGAGTCAGGATTCAGCCGCAAAGAGGCCGTGGCGATCGCAAGTCGCGGATTTAAGGCCATTGGCGACCAGAGCGACTCTGGGGCTGCCGATTATGGCGAGCTCGGCGAGCTGGTACGCTCGCTGCGAAAGGTAATTCTTTCCTGATCGGAGGTTCCAGAATGGAAACCAAAGAAGTCAAAGATCTGCTGTTGGGCGTCAAGTCCGACTTTGAGCAGTTCAAGCAGTCGAACGATGAGCGACTGGCCGCCATCGAGAAGGGCGCGCCGGACCCCCTGCTGGAAGAAAAGGTCGCCAATATCAGCGCGGCGATGGATGGCAAGCAGGACGCTCTGGCCCAGATCCAGAAGCGCATTGAGCAGTTCGAGACCGCTGCGGCGCGCCGCAACAGCACCGGGCCGCAGGGTGAGGACCTGGACCAGAAGGCCGCCAAGTGGGCTGCGTCCGTGGCCAAGCGGCGCGGCGTTCAGCACGCCGACCAGTTTGGCGCTGCCGAGCTGACCGAGTACCGCAAGGCATTCAGGGCCATGATGCGCCGGGGCGATTCGGCGGAAGCCCAGCACGCCAAGGCGCTGTCTGTGGGCGTCGACCCTGACGGCGGCTACACGGTGGAGCCGGACACATCCGGCCGAATCGTGCAGAAGGTGTTCGAGACCAGCCCCATGAGGCAGGTGGCGTCCGCGCAGACCATCGGCACGGACGCCCTGGAAGGTCTGTATGATCTCGACGAAGCAAGCGCGGGATGGGTGGGCGAAACCGCAGGCCGCCCCGAGACCGACACCCCCCAGCTGGGGCGCTGGCGAATCCCGGTGCACGAGCTGTATGCCTTCCCGTTCGCGACGCAGAAGGTGCTCGATGACAGCGAGATCGACATCGAAGGCTGGCTGGCCGACAAGGTCGCGGATCGCTTCGCCCGCAAGGAGAACGCCGCGTTCGTCGCCGGGGACGGTCAAGGCAAGCCGCGAGGCTTCCTGACCTACCCCGGCGGCACCACGCTCCCCGGCACCATTCGGCGCTTCGTGTCGGGCGCGAACGGCGCGTTTGCCAGCAGCCCCAACGGCTCCGATGTGCTGCTGGATGCCATCTACGGACTGAAGCAGGCGTATCGGACGGGCGCACGGTTCTTCATGAACCGGTCGGTCGTGGGAGAGGTCCGCAAGCTGAAGGACAGCGAGGGTCGATACCTGTGGCAGCCCGGCATTGCAGCTGGGCAGCCGGCCAATCTGCTGGGCTTCCCGGTCTTGGAGTTCGATGATATGCCGGACCTGGAGACCGGGTCGCTGTCCATCGCCTTCGGGAACATGGGCGAGGCTTATCAGATCGTCGATCGGCAGGGTATTCGCGTTCTGCGCGACCCTTACACTGCCAAGCCGTTCGTCGGTTTCTACTCAGTGAAGCGCACCGGCGGCGACGTGGTGAACTTCGAGGCCCTGAACCTGATCGAGTTTTCTTCGACCTAAGGAGGCGATGAAATGAATCGTGAATTCACCAGTAACGTCCGCGTGGCAGCGGGCGATGATGGAGACAGCATCGACCTCCGCGAGTTCGACGCGGTGATTGTGGTGTCCACCGAGGCGCTGGCCGGAGATATCCATGTCTCTGATGAGGCAGACGACAATTTTTCGGCCGCAGACACGGATGACCTGATCGCGCGCACCGGCGAGGGCGGCGCAAACGTCACCGGATATACCGGCGGCAAGCGCTACCTCAAGGTGGTGGGTGACGATGCAGATCAGGCCGTGGTTATCGGCTACTACCTGGGTCGCGCCCCGCAGGGTGCGAGCTTTAGCCGATGACTGGCAGCGTGACGCTTGCCAGAGACTATCGCTGCGCACCGGATGGTCACACGATCGTGACCTTCCGTGCCGGCGAGACCGTCACTGGCCGTGTCGCGCAGTGGGCTATGGAGGATGGGGCGGCCCGAAAGCCGCCCCGGACTCCCCGCAAACCGCGCAAGCCAAGCGCGCAGCCCAGACCCAGCGAGATCAAACCGGCCGGCCCTGACGAGGTGATGTAATGGCTTTGCGGTCCAGCGTGCGCTATTCGCAGTATCGCGGCCACGAGCGCATCGAGGGGCCGCAGACTCCAGCCATCACCACAGCGGATCTGGCCAACCATCTGCGGGTCGACCCATCAGAGCCCCTGCTGGACCTGTATGCAGAGGCGGCCATTGATGCTGTCGAGCAGGTCACGGGGAGAGCGCTCATTACCCAGACGTGGCGACTGACGCTAGACCACTGGCCCACTGGCGGCGAGCCGTGGTGGGATGGCGTGCGGCAGGGTGCTATCAGCGAGCTGCACGGGTCGCGTCGCGCCATGTGGGTCATTTTGCCCCGCTACCGCCTACAATCGGTCGAGCAGATCGCTGTGTTCGGCGACTCCGGCCAGTCCGAGTCCGTACCCGTGACCGACACATTCATCTCTGACACCCAGCAGGAGCCGGGCCGGCTGGTGCTCAGGTCTGGCGCATCGTGGCCTGTTGCGCTCCAGCGAGCGAATGCCATTCAGATCGACTACAAGGCGGGTTATGGGGACGACCCCAGTGACGTGCCTGCAGCGCTGCGCGTCGCGCTCTTGCAGCTGGCCGCGCACATGCACGAGCGGCGCGGAGATGACTGCGACAGCGAGAATGCGATAATCAAGTCAGGCGCATGGCCGATGGTGTCGCGCTATATGGTGCAGCGGATATGACGCGCATGTCGGGTCGCAGGCGCGGAGTCGATGCGTCTGAATACTGGATCGGCATTGACGTCCCGGCAGGGCGGCAACTTGTCGTCTGGGAGGAAGGCGCATGAAGTGCTGCGACATTACCGCCGGCATGTTGCGCACCCCGGTGGAGCTGCAAGCGATTTCAAAGACTCCCGATGCTGCCGGCAACTTGTCCATAACCTGGGACACATACGCCACCGTACGCGGACACGTAAGGCCGATCAGCGGCACCGAGAGGGTTATGGCCGAGCGAATCGACGCAATCACGCGGGTGCGGGCGGTCATCCGATACAACCCGGCCGTCAAGGAGGGTGACCGCGCGATCATCGACGGGCGCGCGCACCAGATACGGGCGGCGCTGAATCTGGAGTACCGAAACAAGTGGCTGGAGCTGCACCTAGAGGCTGGGGTGGCGACATGAGCGTGCGAGGGTTGAAGGAAGCGATCACCAACTTGCGGCAATACCAG